TAGCCGCGTAGTCTAGTCGGTGATCCTTTGCCACAATGTCCAGATCATGAATGATATTGAGTACCTTCTCAGTATCACGTACGATCTGCATATACTCAGGATCCTGTTCACAATTTCGTTGATCCTCATTAGACATCTCAGTCCAATAGTCAGCCCCGTATAAATACAGCGCGTTGTATTGTTTCCATAGTCTATCCTGTATCAGCAATACACTATCTACCCACACAGGTGGGGTTGGTACTTCATTTGCGTTAATCATAATAGTTCTCCAATAGTTAAGGTTAAGGTTGCCCCCTTTCGGGGGCGGTGGTTACAGTTGAGCGTCTCGCTTACAACGTTCGTAGTACCGTCTGCGATTAGCTTCGATTGTTACTTCGATGTTGTGATACCAAACATCTGGATCAAGTGGATGCTCCCACTCAAGCGATAGTTGTCCGGTCATTGCATCGTTCATACGTTGTGTATCTAGTTCTTTAAAGTAAGCCATGTTGTTTCCTCCTGTTGTCTGACTTGGAATAACTATACCCTATGATAACGTGTTATCAAGAGAGTGGGATGACTACCCCTCCCCTATGCCCCGTTATACTATTGCTACACCACACTACATATATATCCCAATTTTCACGAATAAATCCGATTTTTTTGAAAAAAGGTGGCATAAGTGGCAGATTTTACCTAAGTGTTTGATTTTGTTATATTTATCGTTGCCAATATTCATATTATTAGTGGCAGAGCTGTCAGTACTTATGTCCTAACAAGTTTGTATAAAACACACAACGTCATTTGGGGGTCTGACTTTATTGACTTTATTGACCTACTTAACTAACTTGACCTACTTGACCTACTTAACTAACTTGACCTACTTGACCTACTTAACTTACTTGACAAAGTACCCCCCTTGTGATTTAAACCCTAGACAAAAAAATTTTTTGTGCTATATTTCGGAAAACTGGCTAACAACCTGCGAAAAATCATGGCTTTAGTATTAGAAACAGAACCTAGTGTTCCACTTTCAGACGAAAATCCGTTTATGGACTTAACACTCCAAGCGGGTGCGGCGGCCAACACCTCTCTATTTTTGGCAGACCACGGGTTAAACATAAAACCTAACAAAGAAGATGAGGATGTAGCGGCCAAATTAGCGGTAGCCTACGCTGATGACCCCGAAAAGACATCCAAAAAAGCCACCCCCAAACGAATGGCGGCTCTCACACCAGCATCACTTGTGCTAACAAACACCATACTTACTGAATTCGGCCAATCTGTAGTGCAAAGCGCTACTCAGGTACGTCATTTGGTAACCAACAAACTACTATTAGAAACGGAAAATCCTGACGCACGCCACAGACTGCGGGCTTTAGAGCTACTGGGTAAGATTTCTGATGTAGGATTATTTGCGGAGAAGTCCGAAGTGACTATAACACACCAAACATCTGATGATTTACGCGAAAAACTGCGTGGTAAACTAGAAAAGTTAGTGCGTCCTATAGAAGATATAGTAGACGCGGTGGTTGTAGAGAACGACGCACTTGATATTGAGTATGAGTTTGGGCCAGAAGACGATGCAACATACGACGACGACTGATTTTACTGAGGCAGAAGTCCAGATTATGCTGGACAATCTCAATAACTACTCAGATGATGAAGTAGCCGAGATCAATCGCATTGTAGATGAGCTAGAATCTCGCAAAACTAACGAAGCGGCGTACAACGACCTCATAGATTTTGCCAAAATGATGATGCCTGAGTTCCTAGTAGGCAAACACCACCGTATTTTGGCCAATGAACTCATGGCAATCGAGGCAGGTGACCGTGATAGGGTCTGTGTAAACATACCCCCACGTCATGGTAAGTCTCAGTTGGTGTCAATTTTCTACCCAGCGTGGTTTTTGGGTAGAAATCCGGGTAAAAAAGTTATGATGGTGTCCCACACCACCGATTTGGCGGTGGATTTTGGCCGTAAGGTGCGAAATCTCATCAGTTTGGACGCATATAAGGCTATCTTCCCTACAGTAAGCCTAGCGGTGGACTCCAAATCAGCCGGACGGTGGAATACAAACGTCGGAGGCGAGTATTATGCCTGTGGTGTGGGATCGGCGCTAGCGGGACGTGGTGCTGACTTACTTTTAATCGACGATCCACACTCAGAGCAGGACGTAATTAACGGAAACTTCTCTGTTTTCGAGAAAGCGTACGAATGGTACACGTTTGGAGCGCGTACAAGGCTCATGCCGGGTGGTCGAGTGGCTATTATTCAGACAAGATGGCATATGGATGACCTAACGGGGCGTGTTATACGCGATATGACGCAAAATGCACGCTCAGATCAGTTTGAAGTTATAGAATTCCCCGCCATACTGGACACAGTAGACAAAGAAACGAATAAAGAAGTGCAAAAACCACTCTGGCCTGAGTTTTTTGACTTAGAAGCGTTGTTACGTACCAAAGCGTCAATGCCGGTGTTTCAGTGGAACGCACAGTACCAGCAACAACCCACCGCAGAAGAAGCATCCATAATCAAACGTGAGTGGTGGAGTATGTGGGGTGATGAACGCCCACCTTCGTGTGAATACATTATCATGTCGTTAGACTCTGCGGCAGAAACTCATAACAGGGCTGATTATACAGCGTTGACTACGTGGGGTGTGTTTTTAAACGAGAATACTGACGCGTATAACATCATACTGTTAAACAGTATAAAGCGTAGAATGGAGTTTCCAGAGCTAAAAACGTTGTGTATGGAAGAGTACGATTCTTGGGATCCAGATGCGTTTATTGTAGAGAAAAAGAGTTCGGGGGTGGCTATCTACCAAGAGATGCGTAGAATGGGACTACCTGTATCAGAATATACACCCCATCGTGGATCGGGTGATAAACTAGCCCGTTTGAATTCGATAGCAGATATTGTGTCGTCTGGGCTGTGTTGGATGCCTCCAACGCGTTGGGCGGAAGAAGTTATAGAAGAAATCGCAGGGTTCCCATTTATGAGTCACGATGACTTGGTTGACTCAACAGTAATGGCTCTGATGCGTTTTAGACAAGGCGGGTTCATACGACTACCAACCGATGAGCCAGACGAAGTTTCATATTTTAAGTCGCGTAGGGGCGACAGATTCTACTAGGAGTAGACCATGGCCATAGAAAAAAGCATATTACAAGCACCGCAGGGTATGATGGAAGAAGACTTACCCGACGCTGAAATGTTAGAGATTGAAATTGTAGATCCAGAAGAAGTTACGTTAAGCGATGGTAGTGTAGAAATTACGCTAGTACCCGGTTCTGAAGAAGACGATTCTAAGTTTGAAGACAACCTAGCTGAGAAGTTAGATGAAGATGAGTTGGCAAGAATATCGTTTGGTATTATGGAACTCATTGAAGGTGACATATCCAGCCGTAAAGAATGGGCTGACGCATACGTAGATGGGCTTGACGTATTAGGTTTTAAATACGAGGAACGCACCGAGCCGTGGGAAGGCGCATGTGGTGTGTATTCAACTGTGCTCGCCGAAGCCGCTATACGGTTTCAGGCGGAGGCTATGGCTGAGACGTTTCCGCCACAAGGCCCAGTAAAAACTAAAATACTAGGTATGGAAACTGACGAGAAGATGGAGTCGGCTGATCGTGTCAGAGACGACATGAACTTCGAGTTGACTGAGAACATGGTGGAGTATAGACCTGAGCATGAGCGTCTACTCTACAGTCTTGGTTTGTCAGGGTCTGCGTTCAAGAAAGTGTACTACGAGCCGAACATGGACAGGGTGTGTGCTCACTACATACCAGCAGAAGAAGTTATCGTGCCCTACGGTGCGTCAACTATCGAGACAGCCGAGCGTGTTACACACGTCATGCGTAAGACTAAGAATGAGATGAAGAAGCTACAAACTATGGGCTTCTATCTCGATACTAAGTTAGGTGAGCCGAAATCGTTTCACACTGATATAGAAGAGCGTAAAGCAGAAGAAGGTGGTTACTCGGTCAGTGATGACGACCGCTATACTATCTACGAGATACACGCAGACTTGTTTATAGAAGAGTTAGACAAGGACAAAGATGAAATAGCTAAACCGTATGTAGTTACTATTGAACGTGGTACAGGTGAGATATTAGCTATACGCCGTAACTGGGACGAAGATGACGAGTTGTATATGAAACGTCAGCACTTCGTACACTACAACTATGTGCCCGGATTTGGGTTCTATGGTTTAGGTCTTATACATATCATTGGTGGTTACGCACGCGCAGGTACGTCACTTATACGACAACTTGTTGACGCGGGTACATTATCTAACTTACCCGGCGGCTTAAAGTCTCGTGGTTTACGAATCAAAGGTGATGACACACCGATAGAACCGGGCGAGTGGAAAGATGTTGACGTACCATCAGGTGCAATCAAAGACAACATCATGCCTTTGCCATACAAAGAACCTAGCCAAACACTACTAGCGTTACTAGAACGAATTACTACTGAAGGTCGTAGGTTAGGCGCTATTAGTGACATGGATATATCTGACATGTCGGCTAACGCACCGGTTGGAACAACACTTGCGATACTTGAGCGTACGCTAAAACCAATGGCGGCAGTACAGGCGCGTGTCCACTACTCTATGAAACAGGAGTTTAAGTTACTCAAAGCGTTGATGGCAGAAAACGCACCTGCTGAGTACGCGTATGAACCAGTACGTGGTGGAGTCATGGCTAAACAGTCTGACTATGAAAGTATTGATGTCATACCTGTAAGTGATCCTAACAATACAACCATGGC